CTGCAACAGATGACGGGTGAACTCGCGTGGGTCGATCACCGTGCCGAGCAGCGGGCCGAGCGCCTGCATCATCGAGATCGCGTTCTGACGGCGCAGCGTGTCGTTCTGCGGCTGGGTGCTGCCGCCTTCGACCTCGAAGTCGAACTCGCCCACGATGTCTTCACGGGTGTACGGCACCCACAGCGGCAGACCGTCGCGTCCGTAGATCATCGCGACGTGCTCGCCGGTCAAGAACTCCTGGGCGATCTGCACCAGCTTGCGGGCAACCTCGGTGATCGCACCCTCCACCTTCGCCAACTTGTCGGCGGCACGGGCGTTCTGTGCGTCCTGCAAGATCGCCGCCTCCGTCGCCGTGCGACGGATCTCAGGCGTCGACCCACGGGCGTACTCCGACACGCCCGACACAGTGTCGATGTCCGCTTCGATCTGCTGGCTGTAGTTGTAGAGCTCGGGGGCGATGCTGGTCTGCGGCATCGGCTGGAAGATGTCCTGAAACGGCTGGTTGTCGTCCAGCACAGGAACCATCACGTTGTCGTCGTCCGACTTCAACGCAGCGATACCCGCCTGCCCGAACGCCGACTCACGGTAGAAGTACTTGCGCTTGTACCGCTTCCGATGGTTCATCATCTCGGAGCGGGTCTTGTTGAGCTCGTCCTGCAACGATTCGAGCTCTTCGAGATCACCCTTCGGGTAGAACTTGTCGGGCACCTCGTAGTTGCGGATCTGCACGAACGGATGCCCGAACGGCAACGGCATGTCCTGCGGCTTCACCAGAAACCCGTCGCCCGACTCCGCGAACACACACACGGTGCCCTTCCGCAGGTCGTAGAACTCCCACAGCGTCACCATCTCCGCTTCGTCTTCGACGCGGCGGTTCTGGCGGCGCTGATGCAGCGTGCGGTCATAGGCGTCGGCCTGAAGAGCGGAGCGGGTCTTCGGCTCGTACCGCCGGTCGTTCCGCACCTCCTCCACGGGCTTCACGATCCGTTGCGCCACCCACGCCGCATCATCGAGCGACGTTGCCAGCGGGTCCACGAACACGTCGAACGGGGAGATGCGGTCGAGGAACGGCCGATCCTCCAACGCCTCGGTTCTTGTGGTGCCGATCTCGGCGGCGATGTCGACATCGGTCGGCATCTCAGCGGCGAACTGCGGGTTCGCCGCAGCGAACTCGTCGGCTTCCTGCATCCGCATCGCGATCTGCTCGAGGATCTCGTCCTCGGACATCTCCACGGTGCGCTCACGGTACTTCCAACCGACCTTCAACCAGCCGATCCCGCAAATCAACGTGTCCTGGGTGGCGAGCCGCAGCGCACGCTGCATGTCATGATGCTTCCACCAGTAGTTGATGACCACTTCGAGGATCGCAGAGCGGTCCTCGTCTTCGGGTTTGCGTGGGGCCACAGCGATCTTCGGGTTGTTCACCGCGACCGACGGACCCAGCACGTTGATGGTGGAGAACGACAGGTTGACAGCGATGCGGTCCTCGCCGTTGCGGCCAGGCGGGAAATGCCGGCCGTCGAAACGGTCGATCAGCCGACGCCACTTGGCGTCGAGTCCCTCGTCATCGACCCGCCAACGCCGAGCCGCGTCGACGCGACGGCGAGCGTCTCGCAGCATGTCAGCGTGAGAGGCACGCGCCATCCGACACCCTTCCTCGGGTCACACCCAACGGGAACCAGGGCCGGCGTACTGAATGTCCACGCCGTTCGCCTTCGCCGCCGCAACTTCCTGTCGGGCGAGCTCCGCGCCCGACGGACCCTTCCACCAGCGGGGGATCTTCGACTGCAAACCGTTGGCCTGCCAGTGAGCGACCTTGCACGGCCAGCACGGATGCTGGCTGTCGGGATCGCAGTGGGCGTCCCCGTTCGGGCACTTCACGGTCAGTACCCGACGATGCGGACCTGCACCGACACGCCCGACAGATCGGTTGCGGCCGAAACCTGCCCCGACGTGTTGTAGGCGATGACCTTCGGTGCCGTCACCGTGCCACCGAGCTTGATCTGGTAGCCGTCGGTGTCGGTCGCCGCAGCGCCGCCCTCGATCACCATGTCGGTGACATGGTCGAACGGCAGCGTGGTCATCACCAGGGTGTCGCCGCTGGTGGCGTAGCTGTCGGACAGCGTGATCGTGCCCGACACCTGCCGTCGGCCCAGCGACACCCGCTGCGGCCGCTTGCCCGTCGCACGGGCGAACGTCGCATTACCCATGATCAGTTACCCCCCTGGCCCATCGGACGGGGACGGGTAACGGTGGACGGCGAACCACCAGGCTTGCCGCCCTTCGTCGCTCCGCCAGGAGCCGTCTTGGACGACGGCGCACCCGACTTCATGCCAGCGGACGAGTCACGCTGGCCCGCCTTCTGCGACGGACGGGCCAGCCCCATGGGCTGACCCTTGCCGAGCGTCGGCTTCCCGAAAGCCCCAGCAGGGTTGTTCTTCATGACAGCGGCTCCAGTGGATGCGCGAACGATGCGAAGGGTCACACCCCAACTCACACCCGCCGCCGTTTCAGCCCGTGCGGGAAAGATGACCGCCGATCACCCAATCGCCGTCCTGCTCGACGCCCTGCTGCGCCCACCAATCCAACGTCAAATAGTCATCGGCGGGAGCCTGGATGATCGGATCATGCACACGGTCCCGTGCATACTCGGCCAACGCCAGCGAGACGACACGGTCATCGAACGGGGAACCGCTCATGCGGCCCCGTTCGTCACGGCGGTACGTGCGGAGCTCGGCCAGCGTGGCCTCGTCCACCACAAACAACTCGCCTTCCCGCAGCGACGACACGATGCGGTTGATGAGCTCGGGTTTCGTACGGGCCGTCGTCTTCCACCCCCACTCCATCGCCCAGGCGTTGTTCGTCGTGTTCAGCCGCTTCTGCCGGTAGATCCTCGGGTACGACAGACGCCTGAGGCTGCCGATCACGGAGACGCCGTGGTTGTTCGACTCGGGAGCGACCAGCGCCGTGTTGTACCACCAGCCGAGCTTCGCCAACTCGACACCGAACAGGTCGGGAGCCACGTGGCCGTGCCAATGCGCCACCACATCCCCCGTCGAATGCTTGATCACATGCGCCGACGAGTAGTCGCCGTGCTCCAAACCCTCCGACGTGTCCGCACCGATCGTGTACAACTCCCCGACCGTCGGGAGCTCCCACACCGACAACGGGCCGTCAGCAGGCCGCAACTCGACGTTGCGGACCGACGTGACCTCATGCAGAAACCCGACATGCTTCGGCACCCGCAGATACGACCGCTGCGTCGCCAACACATCAGGATCGAACACAGGGTTACCCGAACGGACGAACGCCTCCTCGGCGGTCGTCGGATACTCCTGCGCCAACTGCCACGACGGCAACTCCCGACGCTTCTGCTCGTACCACGCCTGGTCACGCGTCTCCGACGCGCTCCACGGATGGAACATCGGCACGAACCGGCTGTTCTTCGTCTGTGCCCCCACCCACAGTTCGTGGAAGAAGTTCCCGCCGCCGTTCGCCGTCGACAGACCGATGATCGAACCGCCCGCATCCGCAACAGGCTCGATCGACGCCCATGCTTCCTCAGGGTTCGGCAGGAACGCCCACTCGTCCACCACCACCAGATCAGCCGACGAACCACGGGCAGGGTTCTCCCGTGACGGCTTGCTGACGATGCGGGAGCCGTTCGTGAACTCCAACTCCTCACGGTTGTCCTTCGCCAACCCAGGGCCCCGTTCCCGCATCCAGTTCGGCAGCAGGTCATAGCCGAGCTTCGTCTTGCGGATGATCTGCTTCGCCTCGTCCTCGTTACGGGACACATCGATCACCTCGATGTGGTCCGTGAAGAAGCACAACCAGAACTGGTAGCCCGACACCAGCGTCGTCCAGCCGATCTGACGGGCCTTCAGGGTCAAGCTGAACCGGTTGTCACGCCAATGAGCCAGCCCGTCCTTCTGCGCCTGGCGCAACTTCATCGGCACCGCACCCTTGCCAGGGACACGGATGTGCCAGAAATGCTCGAGGAAGAACACGGGATCCTTCGACGCCTTGCGCCACTGGAGCTCGCGTTCGAGGACGGCTTTCTTCTCGGCGACGCTCATCGGGTCACACGGGGCGCTCGAACACGCACAAATAGCCGGCCAACGCCGGCGTGAACGTGTGCAACCGCCAACCATCCGCCGCCATGTCGTCCAGCGTCTGCTGAAGCACGGGATGCTCCACGTTCTTCACCACCCTGTACTGCACGACCGCCTTCGACGGCGGTGACGGCACCGCCGCCAGCTTCCGAGGCCGACCAGGCGCACGCTTCTGTGGCGTCTCGCTCATTCAACGACCTCCGCGTCGATCGTGTTCTTCTCACGCTCCAACGCAGCCAACTGCGCCTCCAACTCCGACTCCGACAACTGCTCCACAGGCGTCGGGAACACGTTCA